TGGGGAACAAAAACTTGAGCCATTGCAGCGTCCTTTGACAATGGAAGGCTTTCAACTATTCCTGTGGGATTTGGATGTAAGAAGTGGAGCGGACGAGTACTTTACAAACAAGGACGGCAAATACGACGAATTTTCGGAGGTCTGTTCACGCATTAAGAAATCCATCCGCAAAGACCAAATTGAGGGCGGCATGGTTGGTCAGTACAACCCCTCCATAACCCAGCGATTGAACGGCTTGGTGGAAAAGCAGGAAACGAGTATCACCATTGAGCAACCCCTATTCGGGGATGGACTTTAAGTACACCACCGCTATCAAGAAGATTCGGGCCATGCAGGCTCGGAAGAAAGTGATACAAGGCGGGACAAGTGCGAGCAAAACCTTCGGCATCCTTGCGGTGCTGATAGACCACGCTGCTCGCCATCCCAAGTCCGAGATTTCGGTGGTGTCCGAATCCGTCCCTCACCTACGGCGGGGAGCCATCAAGGACTTCGCCAAGATTATGCAATGGACCCATCGTTGGGTTCCCGACCGCTGGAACAAGACCCTCCTGCAGTACAACTTCGCCAACGGGTCCACGATTGAGTTCTTTTCGGCTGATTCGGAAGCACGCCTCCGAGGGGCAAGGAGGCAGGTGCTTTACATAAACGAGGCCAATAACATTGACTTCGATTCGTACTACCAGTTGGCCATCCGTACCAGCCAAGAAATCTACATCGACTTCAACCCCACCCACGAATTTTGGGCGCACACCGAGGTCTTGCCCGAAACGGATGCAGAGTTCCTCATCCTCACATACCAAGACAACGAAGCCCTTCCCGATACTATTCGGAACGATATTGAATTAAACCGAGCCAAAGCGGAGCATTCGGCCTACTGGGCCAACTGGTGGAAGGTGTACGGCCTCGGTCAAGTCGGGACGCTCCAAGGGGCTATCTACGGCGATTACACGGTGGTTGAGGGTATAGACCCATCCACGATGAAATTCGTCGCCTACGGGCTTGACTGGGGGTTCAGCAACGACCCTACGGCCTTGGTCGCCGTGTACCGCAGGGGGGATGACTTGTTTATTCACGAACTGCTCTACCATCGGGGGCTCACCAACTCCGACATCGCCACAAGGCTGAAGGAATTCGGCATTACGAGGGCTTGGGAAATCGTCGCCGATTCCGCAGAACCGAAGAGCATTGAGGAAATCTACCGCCTCGGATTCAATATCAAGCCCGCATCCAAGGGACCCGATAGCGTCAGGCAGGGGATTGACATCGTGAAGCGGTTCAACCTTCATGTCACCAAGGATTCCGTGAACTTGATAAAAGAACTGCGCAGTTACACCTGGGCCACCGACAAGGATGGCAAGGACACGGGGGTCCCGATTGATTCCTACAACCACGCCTGCGATGCGCTCCGCTATGTGGCCCTCAACAAATTGGCCGTCAGTAACTCGGGGAAGTACTTGGTGGTGTAACTTTGGGGCATGAACCTCGAATCCATCATTGATTTGCTTTTGATTTTTGGCAGATTCTTCCTCTTATTGGTCTTGATTTTTGCAATCGGCTCCCTACTATGAAACTCATCCACTACTACCACATCTATTGCGGCGGAGGCGGCCAATGGCAACTCATCATGCACCAGCACATGATGGCACTTTGCAACTACGGCTTGATTGAACAACTGGACGAAATCCGTGTCGGTATCGTCGGTCCTCCCGACCAGCGGAAGGTGGTCAAGGAGATACTGGACAACTCGCTTGTGGCGGCAAAGATTAGAATAGTTGTGACCCGCACAAACGCATGGGAGCAAGCCACACTTACCGAGATGTACCGAGCGAGCCAAACCGAGGATGCGGCGTACCTGTACGCTCACACCAAGGGGTCTGCAAATCCTTCCCTTGTCGCTCAACTATGGGGGCGCAGCATGATATTCTTTACCATCGTGGCTTGGGAGAAAGCCCTTGCGGAACTGGAGAAAGTGGATGCGGTTGGATGCCATTGGCTCACCACCGAGCAGTTCCCCCAAATAGCGGACCACAACAACCCCGACGGCTATCCCTATTTTGGCGGTAACTTTTGGTGGGCCAAGTCAAGCCATGTGCGGGAATTAGGCGAACCGCTCCGAGAACACCGCTACCAGGGGGAACATTGGATTGGGAAGAAACCCAACACCGTTGTCTTTGACCCCAACCCTGGTTGGCCCGATCCAAGCAAATTTGTAATTACATTCTAACCATGTACGCACTACTTCCAACCGACCGACCCATCCAAGGCATTGAGATTGGATTATGGGAAGGGTTCAACGCAGTCCGACTGCTGACCAAATTCCCCAACCTACACCTCACAGGCATAGACCCGTTTGAAGGCTATGACGATTGGCACGGCCATATCCCTGCCGATTCCATGCACCAACGGGAAGGAATTACCATGCGAGCCTTGGAACCCTTTGCAGACCGATTCACACACATCAAGCGTTATTCGGATGCAGCCCTTGAACTGCTACCCGATGGAGCCTTTGATTTCGTTTACATTGACGGGGACCATTCACACAAATGGGCAAGCCACGACATCACCAACTACTGGACCAAGGTCAAGTCGGGAGGCATCCTCTGCGGCCATGACCGTTCCCTTTCGGGGGTGGCCCAAGCCCTTGTTGATTTCGGCCATGAGTTCACACCCACCGAGGAACCGCAAGGCGATTCGTGGTACATCGTAAAGCCATGAAACTACTCGCCAACATCGCCTACCACCACCATCCGAACAGGGTGGAGAACTTGACCAAAGTCATTGAGGCCATCAAGTCCTACCCCGTGCAGGCAGAAATCTTCGTGGACACCAACGACCCCCAAGCGGCCCACGAACTCGCTTACCTTCCCGTTACCTTCCACGCTCACACGGCAATGGGACACCCTTGGGAACTGACGAGCAAGCACCGCCACAGGATTGCAGAGGTGTACCAGCACTTTGACTGGGTGGCCTACTTTGAGGATGACATGATGCTGCCCAAGGAAGGGTTCGTCAACTTCACCAAGCAGTTTGATGCGATGTTTGAGGACAACCTGTACCCGTCCTTCACTCGGATTGAAACCTACCCGAACAGGCAAGGCGAATTTAGCCCCGACATCTCATTCAATTTGACACCGAATATGTGGAGGGAGTGGAACGGGAAGACCTACGCAAGCCTTCCGTACTACATCAACTACCACGCTTTTTGGATGTTCAGCACCAAGCGGCTCGCCGAGGTGTTGAGCCGCAACCCGCAAGCGTTGCAGATGATACCAAACAACGGCCTTTATCGTGAATCCCTTGCATCCATGCCGATTTGGTCCTTGGAACTAAAGCCGATGCTGGAGATGACCGAGCAGGGCGAACTTGCGGACCATTGCAAGGTTTACCACTTAACCAACAACTATTCCAACCAAAGTAGGGACATCAAAGAAATATTTAAAAGATGAAACTCCAAGACCTCACCATCGACCAGTTCCAACGCATCGCTGCGCTGGAGTTCTCGCCCGTGCTGACCGATTACGACAAGCGTGCAGGGGTCGTTGCAATCGTTGAGGGGGTGGATGTATCACTCGTCCGAGAAATGCCCGCCAAGGGGCTGACAAAGCGTTACAAGACGATTATCGCAGAGTGGAACGAGTTACCCACCCTCGCTTACAGGAGGCGGTTCAAAGCGGGCGGCAAGTGGTGGATTCCGACGGTGTTCACGGACGAACTCACGGCGGGGCAACTCATTGACCTCATGGACACGGACACGACCGACGAGAAGAAACTCGTCCAAAACCTGCACCGCATCATGGCGACCCTTTGCAGGGAGGGCGGGTTCCTCGGTTACTTCCCGAAGAAATACGACGGGGCATCCCACCAAGAGCGGGCCGAACTGCTCAAAGCACACGCCAAAATTGGCGATGTTTGGGGGGTGGTCAGTTTTTTTTTGCTAAGTTCCGAAAGTTACTTGAAAGTTTTGAGCGACTATTCCAAGCACCTGACGAAGGGGATGCAGGGCCAGTAACCAACCCGCTTGCTGGCTACGGTTGGCTGATGGTGGTATGGCGGATGGCGAACAAGGATGTGCTGAAATTTGAGGCCATCTTTGCGATGAAGGCGGTGGAGTTCCTGAACTATGCGCTACTCATACACGACATCTTGGAGGCAGAGAGGATGGAAGCGGAGCGGATGCGGCGCAAGTAGGACACTTTGCTGGGCGGGTTACATTTACCACCATGGAGTTTGATGTATTCGTCGGAGGGTCAGGGAAGAAACTGACCGATTTGCAGAAGG